TAAAGGTTCACTATCATGCGTACATATTCCACTTCCGCCGCTCGGATTACAACAGTTCGTAAGGAAGGGTATCACCCTTCCTTGCGTGTTTGTCGTTTCCTCGCGAAGCGCGTCTGTTACGTCCTCTCCCGCGAAAGCGAGGAGGATGTGACAGCCTGCGCTGTAACGCTGTTCGGAGCTGCTAGCCCCGTGCTGGTCTCACATCACGAAAGTGGTGGGAGAACAACGCGGTGGGAGACAGCTATCGAACGGCGTTATTGGTCGCCGGCGGACCAGCAGGCAGTCCGAAGACTGCTAGACTGGTGGTCTATGGACGCCGAGGCCCTATCAGATGACGGGTTCGATGAAGACGAGCGCGACCGCTTTCTTGGCGGCGCGTTTGTCCTTATCGACCTGAACACTGGTAGGTCCTTGGTGATCGTGGACCGATAAATTGCGGAGAGGTTTTAACCTCGCGTAAGCGAGGTGATTCTTCTAGGAGTGAACGTGAGACCAACATTTGAACGCGAGCGAGTGGATTTCCTAAGAGTTTGGCGTAATGGGGACGCTTCCGGTCAGGAAGCTAACCATTACTACCCATTTTCTCGGACGTACACTAGTACGACGACACCGGATTACCCGGTTCGTCGACGTGAGGGTACACTACCTCAGAACGCGTATCAGATGGAAGTTTCACGGTGGTATTCAGGGATGAGTCATGTCTCTGGATACTCTAGTTGGAACCGGTTTTCTACCGATGTTCTCGGTGTGTACTGGGCCAACTACGCTCCTCTTGGTAGCGGGTTACCATCACTGGTACCCGATGCCAAGAATAAGGCGGTCCTGCGTCTAGGTAAGCAAGCTAGTCAGGTTCGGTTCAATGCCGCCCAGTTCCTCGCGGAACGAAAGCAGGTTGCGAACCTCCTGGTTAGCTCAGCTACCCGGATCGTAGAGGCGGCGCGTGCCTTAAGACGCGCCGACCTTAAGAGTTTTGCCAAAGCTCTTAGTCTGACCACATCAGATATCAGTCATATCAACACGCGTGCTTGGAAACGTGTTGAGCGGACCCATCCCGGAAAACGTATTACCAGCCACTGGCTGGAGTACGTCTACGGGTGGAGGCCGCTCATCCAAGACGCATATGATGCGGCTGAGATCCTCGCAGACAGCATCGGAAGTGACCCGAGCCCCGAAGGGGTGCTCAAATCGTCCGGCAAAGTCTCGCAGGGTTTCACTGTAGGTGACGAGAACTCACTTGTCACCACGTCCGACGTTCACGAGTGTGTAGCACGCCTTACAGCGTATTACAGGCTCGAGTCCGAAGGCCGGGCTATCCTGGCCCGTACAGGG